TCATATTGTTTAGTTAATACATAAATATCCATTATATTAGTTAAACCAGGGTCAATTCGTGCATTATTTGTTGCATTATGAATATATTGAAATTTAATATTTTTTCTACCAACATATACCTTTCTATCGGTAGACAAAATTAATTCTTTTGTGGAACCATTTAATACAACCAATTTTACTACTTTGGTTGTAGTATTATAAATGTATGTTCCTACATTATATCCAGATAATCCACTAGCAATTGCTGCATTAACTTCAGTATTATTCAATATAGCCACATCTGCGCCATCTGATAACTGATACACATATACTCCATCAGTTTCATATACTTCTTCAACAATATAATCACCAGATTCAACATATTCATTAAATAAATCAGGATTATCAACAATACCATCTTCATCACTATCAGAAAATGTTAATTGAATTTTTTTAGTATCAACGTATCCATCTATACCAATATTTTGATCAGTTATTTCCCATATTCTATCATATGAACTTTGTCCTGAAATTTGTTCATTAATTCCTAATATTTTTATCTGATCTTTAATGGTTGTATTAGTTTTAGTATCATATATTTTATTAGATGGATTAAAATAAAATCTAATTTGTTTATCACTTTCAAATACATATCTCAATAAACGTTGTTTTACAGTATAATATTCAGTATCCGTTGTAAACAATAATATCCAGCTTGCATCTTTATGTTGTCTACTAGTATTACCAGTATCATTCAAACTAAAATCGGCACTTTTATTTAAATCGACATCAAATATAATTTTCCATGATCTATAATCAACATCATATCGTAACCCAAATGGTTTATTATTATAAATTAAATCAACCATTGATGCTATCATATTAATATCTAACGAAGTTTTCCATTCTGGAATAATAATAGATAATTCAGCACCTGTTGGAATTAAATCAGTGAAATAAATTGGTCCAATACCATTTTCCACATCAGTACCAGACCCTGCCACTCTAGAAACAGTTGTCCATGATGAATTACCATTATATGTAAACTTAATTAATGCTCCTGGAGTAATATAACGTAATAATGACCCAGCTTGGGCATTATTACCAACAGCAACTGCATTACTATCTTTGATAAAATATCCAGTATATAAATTGGTATCACTAGTAACCAACTGCCATGTAACTTCCTCCGCATACGAATTATCTAGTGGCTTTAAATATTTTTTATAATTATCATAATAAAAATCACGCAATTGGTTTGATTTTAATACTTCTAATAATTTATTATTAATAATATATTCAATTTCTGTTTTAGACATATAAGTAAATCTAAAACTATCATTATAATAATCTCTATATATTGCACCATCATCTGAAAATAAATTCGTTTTACTATATTTTCCAGTTGGATCAACTAAATCGAAATATCTGCTAATACCACTCGATGTTCTATTAATTGATTTAATTTTTAATACATCTTGGGTTGCAGACAATGGAGATATATTATAATCTTCACCAGTAATCATACGATTTTGTGTATAATAAGTAGACGGTGCGTTTGCTTTAATACTTTCACTAGTTTCAGATTCGGCTGAATTGGATACTGATGTCACTAAATTTAAATTAATAGTCAATGTTTCCAATTGGTTTGTATTAGATTTATATGGAATAGTTAATACAATATTACGCATATCTTTAGTGTTAATAGTGTAACTTAATCCATTACTTGATCTATAATACACTCGAAATGTTCCACGTGGTAAATTACCAAATGTTCCATCAGAAAATAACAAACTAACTCTGTCTTCTGCTCTGGTGGTTACAGAATATATATTTTTTATACTTTTACTTAAACTGTTGTATATTACATTATTACCTTCTAATGCAGGTATTTGTGTCCACAATGTGGATTCATTCCCATTTTCATCCAATTGGTATAACCATATATCATTATCATTAATATTTGGTGTATCTATGTCAACTGATTCATTGGTTGCAGGTTGAGATATATTAAATGTACCATTACTTAATGAACCTTGTTTAAATTGAACAAAAAATCCTGAATTATTTGATCCATATCCTTTACCATCATTTTTATACAAGAATGCCAATCTATTACCTTTTAATGGTGGTTCTTCATATACTTCCGATGAATCCCTAATAGCCGATGATACAATATCAAAATTCATATTACGTCCTTCTATTGCTCGTTGGAACGCATAAATTGGTAATTCTTGATTTATAGATTGAAATCTATACTGTTCTGTTGGTACACCATATATATTGGCTTTATCAATTGGATTTCCAAATTGGCCACTCAAACTCAATGTGGCATTAATTACTCTAATAAATTGGTCTAACCAATTTTGATTAGAATGATCATTCCATAATATAGTTTGACCAGCAATATTCCGACCATTGGAATCATAGATGTTTTGGGTGGTTTGAACCGATACAAATTTTAACAAACCAGTCGCAGCAACATTTCGTTTTGGGTTATAACTTAATAATCTGGCCAAACGCAAAACACTTTCACGTCTATCTGCTAATTCAAGAAAGTTTTCTCGTGCATTTAAATCTGTTCTAAATGAAATACTTTGACCTAAGAATGCCATCAAATCAATTAAAGCCAAATATTCAGACGATTCAATGTAATCATTAAAATCTTCTGGATAATTCTCTCTAATATAAGTTATCATTACTCTACGCAAATTATCAAAATCATAGCTTTGAAAATCTGCATTTTTATAACTTTGATATATTCTTTTCCAGTCTTCTGCGACTAGTAATCGGTTTTGTCTATCGGTTGCTGACATCGAGTTTTTCCCACATATAATACAGTATTTATGCAGGAAAAAAATGCCATTTTTTAGGGGGTATTAAGAGAATAATCCACTTTCTTTATCAAATTTTAATTGCAATGATTCAGTGATATTATAAGGAAGATATCGTAAACTACAATCAATCTGTAACCCTTGACTATATTGGGTTACAATAACTTTTTCTGCAACTAACCGTGGATCATAATTAATTATATTTTGTACATCTTCAGTAATTAAAATAATAATCTGATCAGTTAACGGTTCAAATAACATATCCCATATAATTGTACCAAATGTCGGATTTTCTAATCTCTCACCTTGACGTATATGAAAATGATTAACCAAATCCTGTTTAATTAATTCATAATCATATAATGAAAAATTATTAGTAACTGGTGATAATGTACTAAAACCTTTATATGTTTTAGTTCCAGGTAATTCCTCTGTGGAAAATTTGTGTTTTAAAACAACTTTATCATATAATTTTGGATTCGATGTCATACTATATCCTTACTTTTTCTCTGGTGGTGCAATCTTTTCAAATGTATCAACTTTAGTTGTATACTTTTTATACAGTGTTGGTACTATTGGATTTTTGAAATTAGCTGGTATTACTGCTTTTGTTTTATCAATAGTACATAAGGTTGGGTCTAAATTTTCATGTCCAACCCATGGTTCATGTTGTGGCACTCTTACCGGTATATTGGCAATAATAGCTGCCGCAGGTCCCGCAGGTGCCTCAGGTAGACTACTTTCATCTGGATCTAATTGTTGTGCATGCGTTATTTTGCCATCTATTAAACCTGATTTAATATTTCCAGAAATATTTGTTGATGATCCACCAATATTGACTACACTACTAGATTTAATATTTGTTATGTTTGTACTATCAATATTTGTGTTAGAATTTGATTTAATATTAATATCTTTTGCAGCGGTTGTATTAATATTAACCTTTGCATTTAAATTAATAGAACCATTGGCATTAAAGTTTATATCTCTATTTGCTGTAACATTTAAATCATTCTCTGTATGAATACTAATACTATCTTTGGCATATATATCAATTTTTCCATTACTAGTTAATTCGATCCATGTTGTTCCTCTTGCATTGCCAATATATATTAAATCTTCAGAATTATGTAATAAAATTTGGTGTCCAGTTCTAGTACGTAATCGTATTAATTCATTATGTGGGATTCCAACATTCCCACCTTTTTCCCCTTGTTCAACTGAAGCATAATCTGGTTTGGATGTTGCAGCCGAACCTTTCCGCAAGAACTTATCATCACCATCATCCATCACAAATGATGAGCCACCTAATCTACTAACAAATACGTTAGCTTTTGCGGTGGTTTTTCCAACATTTCCTTTTTTAGCATTTGGTGATTTATCCACTGGTCCTGGAGTTGATATACCAAATACCATTGATGGAACTTCTCTTCGTGCAGAACTAGTAGTTATTCCTCTAGTATCATCATATATTAATCCTTGAGTATCTAACACTTTTTTAAATGGATGAATTGGTTTGGCATAATGATTCGCATCATTCATACTATTTTGAGATTTTTTATTATATTCAGCCGTTGGATACCGATCTTTGCCATTCCCACCTACCGCAAATTTAGATGATGCCATCCCAGGAATCATAAAATTCATTTTTTCATCTGGTATACATCCAATCCAATATCCTTTACTCGGATCACCTTCAATAAATATTACCATAACCAATGTGCCCACATCTGGTGGTATAAACCACATTCCATAACTTTTTTGGGTATTATTATAATCATTCGGTGATGATGTCACAAATTCCATACTAGTTACTCCATAAAATGGACTCATATATCGAACTTGATGAACCTGTCCTGGCATACTATTATCATTACCTACTTCTCGTAGTATTTCAACCTCTAATGATCCCATATTTGTTGGGTCTAAATGACTAACCACCCTAGCTAAAAATGGTCCTGCTTTTCCAGCTTGTGTTGCATTATTGGGTGTTCTTGTTTCAGTTGCCATATATTATCCTGTACTTTTTGTTGCAGATTTATTATCAGTTTCTCTCTTCGGAGCAGGGTCTTGTCCTAATCTTCTAACCAATTTCAATTCTTGGGTAAATTCACCTTTGGAAAACGAACTATCACATGTCACTACTTGAAATAATCCACTAAATTTACTGACTAAATCAGGACCACCAAAATTATAAACTCCAGTAGACATATCAATATCCAATGGTGTTTTAAATGTTAACATTATATCAACTTCACCATTTTGATAATTAATACCATTATCTCCATTCATATTAGACAATTCCGTTTCTTGTGCAGTATAATTACCTAATCCACTGTCACCAAGATAATATGGATCACCTAAAATTTTAATAGTTGGTGATACCATATCAATTCCATTTAATATAATATCATGGGCTTGTTTAGTTAATTTAGTTAATGCTGTATCAGATAATGAACCACCTTTTTTTGATGTATTTGTGCCAATTGAATCTGTTTTGATTTTTCTGATATTATCATCTAAATTTTTAGTTAATTTATCAACATCAAACAATCGTTCTGGTAATGACCAACTTTCTTGAGATTTTGGTTTTTCTGGTTCGCTGATATTTGCCTGTTGTGGTTTAGCTTTTTCATCCCCTGTTTTCGATGGATCAAACATTGCTTGGTATAATGCCATCTTAAAATTAATATCAAATGAAATAATATCATAATTTTTGGCAGTATAAATGTATTCATATGCTTTAACTGCTTCATTAATTTTATCTTCAATGTTTGGGTCAGCTTTGTCAGGTGGTAAAAACTTTGATGCACTAACTTGATATGGCACAATCCTAAACACTATTAGTTTTTGTGGTTCTCCAGTTTTAGAAATATTTTTTTCAGAACTATTTAAATAAGATTGAAAATCAATTCTCCACCACATTAAATTACCTTTATATGTTTTTATTTCTTCTTGTTGTAATGCTTTTTGACCATATTCACTCATTAATATAACTTCATTAATGATATCAATCACACTTCCACCTTGAGCAAATTTCATTTCTCCAACATTATTATTAACTTTTAATGATAATTTTCCCCTGGTAAATGTTCCAGTTTTTTCATCATACACAAAATCGTTTTCCGCAAATGGTGTACTAGTTGCAGTATACTGGTCAAATGTCATACTGGATGATCCAAATATATTTACATCCGCTTTATCTTGAACTAATATATCAACATTCAAATTAGATCGTTGTGTTTTAACCTTTAATACATCTTTAAGTTTTATACCAGATGTTGTTTCCGATGGGTCTTTAGTCGATCCAGTCGTGTTACTTCTATCAGGTGTTGTTTTTCCTTCCGCATCACTTGTCTTTGGGTCTTTTGGGAATAAAATCAATATTTGATCAGGGTCTTTTCCTAATTCAACCGCTTCATCCAATAATCGTTTATTAACAATTGCTTCTAAACTTGATGGACCAGATTGTAATAATTCTTGAACTGTTTTACCTGATAAGGTTATATCCGATTTTAACTGAGTATAAGTAGAAGATGCTGCTACTTCATTCCATGGTATTGCATCAATAGTATATTCTGTTCCACTTTCTGTTACATTCATATCCAATAACAATAATTTTATTGGAAAATGTTTAGTTGTCTTTTCAATAGAAGATAAATTATCTCCAGTAACTCCATACTCACTTGGACTTAAATTACCTTTAAATTCCAGTGTTAATAAAAATGGTGCTTCAACATATGTTTCATGCTCCATCTGCCTTGCTGCAATTTGCAATGCATGAAAGAACATCCCCATACTATATGGTTCAATTACTTTAAATGATATTTTAGTTGCATTGGTATTACCAGTGGCTTGATCAAAACCTATAACACTATTGATAGTAACATCTTCGATGAAAAAATCAAAAGCTCCATAATTTCCAATTTGAATTCTGTTGGATGGATCACCACTACCACTTTTAAAAATAACTTGACCTAAATCACCTTTTTTATAAGTAGTTGATGGACTATTAATTCTAGTTTGATCTAAAACACTTAATGTCCATATATAATTATATGTTGCATAATTATGCAAAATATTTGAATACGGTGGTTTACTTTCAACTTTTAATTTTGAAACAAATTCCTGAATAGAAGAAAAAATACTCATTATAATCCCAATACTTTAAATAATCCTGCTTTTTGTGGTAAATATATTTTTGTTCCTGCAACAAAATCAAATATAGGGTCTCGAATAACATCCATATTACGTTGTTGAAATACCCACCATAATTTAGTAGTACCATATAAATCATATGATAATAAATCAGGTCTGTATGTATACACTGTGTTAATCTCATATAATGGATCATCTGCTTCTTTACTTACTGGTCTAATATTAAATAAATCCAAGTAATTATTTGTAATAGGGGTTGAATACCATGGACTTGTATTTGAATATGACATTATACAAAACCTCCTTTAATATATTGTCCATTAACAAATGCCTGTAAACTAAATTGTTTAACTGCTTCTCTACTATAAGTGGGTTGAAGTGTCACTGTTACTGTACTTTTTGTTGGAACATATGATTCACCTTCACCAGCAATTAACATAGTTGCTAATCCTCCAATAAAATCATCAGGACTAAATTGAGACATTGCCAATGACAATCCCATATTTTTTAAATTAGTTGATAAACCACGTTTTGGTTTTGTGGATATGTAATCACAATCTTTTGGTAAATCTATGTTAAAACTTTTTACAACTACTGGAACTTTTTTAAATACAAAATCACCATAACCATTTAATGATAATATTGGTGGTGGACTTCCCGCTTCATCAACTGATCCACCAGTAAACATTTTAGTAACTGCTCGTAAAAAATGAACAACTGCTAACCAATATTTGGCTTGTTCAACATCTTGCACATTAAAATCACCTGTAATAGTAATTTCTCCTGGTTTACTATTTTTATACACAGTAAATGGATAGTTTTGATGGGTAACGTCTAAATCAGAATAATTGGCACTTCCAGAAATATTAATACTAGGGGTATATGGAAATATTAGGCCACCTGCATCTACTAATGGTTGATATACAGCACTTCCCATAAAAAAATTAAATGGTATAGATAATCTAACTCTCCAATCTTTGGCATTATCTGGGCCTAAAAATTCTACTAATGCTGCTTTAAATGTATTACCACCCAAAGGTAATAACGCTTTTCTGGCAGCAGATGCCCATTGTGCTGGATTTGTTACCCCTTCATATAAGTTATTTGCATTTGTTGCCACATTTCCTACAATACTTGTTGCCGCACTGGATAAATCATTTACTAATCCACTTGCTACTTGATTAATACTAGGTGTTGCCATTATTTTTCTCCTATATATGTATTTATTTTTTCTAATCTAGTTGTTTTTTTCATATCTCAGACACATATAATAAATATATAACCAAATATATTTCTCAACCTATGGACAATTATTATGACTACTAATACTAAAGTTAACTATTTAAACAATAAAGACCTTTTATTGGAAATACACAAATCTAAAACATCATTTAGTTCATTCAGTAATAAAAAATATCATCAGTATGATATTATATTACAAGACTTAAATGATATAAATTTACAAACAATTAATATTGCATGTGAAAATAAAGCCAAACGATTAGCACAAGAAGATTATGATCGTAGAAAACATATTCTAAAAGAAAAAGTAAAATTGGCCGAATGTGCAATCGATCCAGCCACTATATCTAAAAATGATATTGTATTTAGAATCATGACATATGATCACATCCCATTGCACCCAGGACGTAAAAAAACTCCAAAAACAATTGCAGACCATAAAGAAAAAATCAATTTCCCCCCATTCCAACATTGGAAATTCAATGATGATGGAGAATTAATTTGTGTCGGAAAAAGTCACTGGAAAGGTGATGTAGATACTGGCTATTTTTGCAAAACCCATGGCCAAATTACTGATAAATTAGCAAAAATGTATATGAAATTATGTGATAGATATTCAACACGTGGTAATATAAGAGGATATACATATGTTGATGAAATGAAAGGACAGGCATTGTTACAATTAGTAATGGTCGGCCTTCAATTCGATGAATCACAATCCTCAAATCCTTTTTCCTACCTAACATCAACCTTAACCAACGCTCAAATTAGAGTAATCAACACTGAAAAGAAAAATCAAGTAATGAGAGATGAACTATTGGAAATCAATGGTTTAAATCCCAGTTTCACTCGTATTGCTGATTATGAACATGAATATTCATTGCGACGTGAATCAGATATGGATTAGATGGTAGTCATTGCACAATATAATCACATTGCTATAATAAGGGGTACACACATAACCCCTTATTATTATGACAAATTTATTTAAACGTGCAGCAGTTTTCACTGATATTCATTATGGTGCAAAAGGAAACAGTGACATTCATAATGATGATTGTGAATCATTTATATTATGGTTTATAAAAACGGCAAAAGCTAATAATTGCGACACTTGTATATTTTTAGGAGATTATCACAATAACCGTAATACAATGAATTTAAAAACCATGAATTATGCTATTCGTGGTATGGAATTATTGAATGATGCTTTTACGGATATTTTCTTCATTCCTGGTAACCATGATCTATTCTTTAAAGATAGACGAAGTGTGAATAGTATTCGATGGGCCAATCATATTAAAAACGTTAATGTAATTAACGATTGGTTAAATGTAGGCGATGTTATATTTGCTCCATGGTTAGTTGCGGATGAATCTAAAAAAATAAAAAAATACAAAGGAAAATACATGTTTGGTCATTTTGAATTACCAGGGTTCTATATGAATTCACTAGTTAAAATGCCAGATCATGGTGATATATCACAAAATGATTTTAAAAAAATAGAACATTGTTATTCAGGTCATTTTCATAAAAGACAAACATCAGGAAATATTACATATATCGGTAATGCATTTCCATTAACATATTCGGATGCGTGGGATGATGATCGAGGAATGATGATATTAGAATGGGATAAACCACCTGTTTTTGTATCATGGCCAGATCAACCTACTTTTCGAACAATTAAATTAAGTCAATTAACTGAAGATTTATCTATTCTGAAACCAAAACAATTTATTAAAGCTACTATTGATATAGATATATCATATGAGCAAACCTTACACCTTAAAGAAGAATTATTAGAATCATATGGTATCAGAGAAATAGTATTTTTAGCTGATAAAAAGAATGATATTATTATGGAAGACGAATCATTAGTGGTTGAATCTGTTGATCAAACTATTACAAATCAGATATTAAATTTCCAAAGTGAAAAATTTGACAACAACCTTTTACTATCAATATATACTGGATTATGATTGAATTATTACATTTAACAATTAAAAACTTTTTATCTGTTGGCAATTGTACTCAAGGAATCAATTTTGATCAACATGACCTAACATTAATTTTAGGCGAAAATAAAGATCAAGGAGGCAATGATTCCGGTTCTCGCAATGGTTGCGGAAAATCCACCATTACTCATGCACTATCATATGTTATATACGGACAGGCTTTAACTAAAATTAAAGTTGACAATTTGATCAATAAGATGAATGAAAAAGGTATGTTGGTAACATTAACCTTCATTAAAAATGGTAAGACTTATAAAATAGAACGTGGTAGAAAACCAACTATATTTAAATTTTCTATTGATGGTGTTGAACAAACAGATAATGAATCCAACAATGATGCACTCGGAGAATCACGAGATACCCAGAAAGAAATAAATGAATTATTCATGATGGATCATTTAATGTATAAGAACATTATATCATTAAATACATATTCCGATCCTTTTTTATCAATGAAGGCAGCTGAACAACGTGAAATTATTGAAAACTTACTTGGAATAACCATACTTTCTGAAAAAGCTGAATTGTTGAAAAAACAAATTAAAGATACCAAAGATGATATAACCAAAGAAACAGCTGTTATTGATGCAACAACCGCAGCAAATTCCAAAATTCAAGAAAGTATTAATAAACTAATATTAACACAACAACAATGGATAGAATCCAAAAATAAAAGTTGTGAAACTTTGGCCGAAAAGATTTCAAGAATGCAAGAATTTGATATTGATAATGAGATTAAGAATCATCAAACATTACAAAAAAGAGCCGAAGTCACATCAAGAATCGATATGAGAAATATGCATATTTCAACATTGGAAAATGCATTATATGAATCCAATGATAAAGTTCAAAAACTTGAACAACAAATACTTACATTGAATTCCAATAAATGCCCAATGTGTGAACAAGGATTACACACAGATACTCATAAGGTATTAATTAATACAGCTCAAAGTGATTTAAATGCACAAATAACATACATGGAAGATGTAGCTGCACGGTTAGAACCATTATATAATGATAGAGATTTTGATAACTTATCTAATGCTGGATTATTTATGGATGATATTAAAACTGTATATCGAACCTTAGAAGATGCTCTTGCACATAAATCCAATCTTGACATATTACTAAATCGTTTAGAAACAAAATTTAATGAACAAGACCCATATGCATCACAAATTGATGAATTATCTAACCAAGCATTAACAGAAATTAATTATGATACTTTAAATAAATTAACAAGATTAAAAGATCATCAAGACCTATTATTAAAACTATTAACTAATAAAGATTCATTTTTAAGAAAACAAATTATTGAACAAAATTTAACATTATTAAATAATAGATTAAGTTATTATCTTGAAAAAATGGGTTTACCTCATTTAGTAATATTTAATAATGATTTATCAGTAGATA